GATCGCCTCGTGGTGGCCAATCTCCCCTTCGTCAAGGTCCAAGTGGCGAAGCTCCACCGGCGATCGTCCGTGCCGTCGGAGATCGAGGACTTGGAGCAAGCGGGCGCCCTCGGCGTGATGCGCGCGCTCGAGACCTACAACCCCGCGAAGGGCGCGTTCACCACCTACGCCGCGTGGTGGATCAAGTACGAAGTGCAGAAGGCGCAGAAGGTCACCCTCGCCGTCGGACGCCCGGAGCATTCGGGCATGCCCTACAAGGCATTCCTCGCGGCGGAGACGATCCGCGCGCTCCACGGCCGCGAGCCGACGCCGGAGGAGTGGACGGAGCTCGGGGTCTCGCAAAAGGACCTCGACAAGTGGGCCATGGGACCCGTGGTGCTTTCGATGTCCGAGCGCCGAGGTGGTGTGGACTCGCGACACTGGAGTGAGGACAACCTCGAACTCGGGGACACCCTCTCCGATCCGTCCGGCACCTCGGAGGACCTCCTCTCGGAGGCGATCGACGAAGACACCTTGGAGCGCTTGCTCCCCACACTCCCGCCGCGCGAGCGCGAAGTCCTCGAGGGGATCTACTACGAGGACGCATCGATCGATGACCTCGCCACGAAGTTCGGAGTGACGAAGTGCTGGATCCACGAGCTCCGCGCGTCGGCGCTCAAGCGTCTCCGGAAGGGCTTGGAGGCGTCGTGATCCTCGGCTCCCTCTTCTCCGGGATCGGCGGACTCGAACGCGGGTTGGAACTCGCGGGCTTGGGCTCCGTCGCCTGGCAAGTCGAGAGAGATCCGTTCGCGCGCAAGGTGCTCGCGAAGCATTGGCCCGAAGTCGATCGAAGTGTGGAGGACGTGCACCTTGCGAACCATCTCTCTCTCTCTGAGGTCGATCTCGTGTGCGGCGGATTCCCCTGTCAGGACGTCTCCGCCGCCGGCAAGGGCGCAGGGCTCGCGGGCGCGCGCTCCGGTCTCTGGTACGAGTTCCGCCGCGTTGTCGAAGAACTCGCGCCCTCGTGCGTCGTTGTTGAAAACGTCGCCTCCGGTGCACGGCGTTGGCTGCCCCATGTGCGGCGAGACCTGCACATGCTGGGGTACCGAACCCGCGCCATTGCGCTTTCTGCCTTCGACGTCGGAGCACCCCACCTCCGCCGCCGAGTGTTCGTGCTTGCTGCCGACCCCAAGCGCCACGAGCTACGGGAGCAATCGGGGCGGAGCGAAGGGGAGAGTGGGCGAGGAGCGCGCGAGCTTGGGGACGTTGGCACGGCGGGGTCTTCTGCCGACGCCACGAGCATCGGAGAACGAGAACCGACAGCTACGCCGGAGTCCCTCTCAAGAAGCGGGGACGCACGGTCTGTCGCTGGCGGCGGAGGTCTCGGAGACGTACGCACGAGCGGGACTCCTCCCCACTCCGACGGTGAAGGAGAGTCACAACCGGAAGGGAGCATCGTCTACGAGTGGCGACGGAATAGCCACGGCGGTGGGTGGACCATTGAGCCCCCGGTTTGTGGAGTGGCTCATGGGGTTCCCCGACGGGTGGACCGAAATCGAACCCTAGGGAACGCGGTGCACCCCGGGTGCGCCTACGTGGCGGGGCTCGTGCTCCGAGATTGGATTGGACGATGACCCCCGAAGAAGCGCGCGCGCAACTGATCAAGGTCCAGCGGGAGATCGGACTCCGCGGGAGCTTCTACGACTTCGTCAAGATGGCGTGGCACCTCGTGGAGCCCGGGCGCCCGTTCAAGGACAACTGGCACATCCGGGTGATCTGCGATCACCTCGAGAAGGTCTTCCGCGGGGACATCCGGCGTTTGGTCATCAACGTCCCGCCGGGGTGCATGAAGTCCCTTCTCGTCTCCGTGTTCTGGCCCGCGTGGTGCTGGATCCGGGACCCGTCGTTCCGCTGGATCTTCACGTCCTTCGACGGGAGCCTGACCGCGCGCGACGCCAAGAAGACGATGGCGATCGTCACGTCGCCGTGGTTCCGCGACCGATGGGGCTTCCTCGTGGACGAGGACGCCGCGGTCTCGGACCACTCCACGACGGGGGCAGGGTTCCGCTTCTCCACCTCGATCAAGGGCAAGTTGACGGGGCGTCACTGTGATTGCGCCGTGATCGACGATCCGATCAAGCCGCTGGAGCTCTCCCTCGCGGAGATCGAGACGGTGAAGGAGTGGTGGACGGGTTCGCTCCCCTCGCGCTTCGCCGATCTCCCGACCGCGCGGATCGTGATCATCATGCAACGGCTCCACTGTGACGACCTAACGGGCATCGTGGAGAACGAGCCCGGGTGGACGTTCCTCAACCTCCCCATGCGCTACGATCCGGAGGCGGCGAACGACAACGATCCCCGCCGCGAGGAGGGCGAGCTCCTTTGGTCGGAGCGCTTCCCGAAGGACGAGGTCGATCGTCTCGAGGTGGTCATGGGCCGGCGGAACTTCGCCACCCAGTATCAGCAACGCCCGACGCCCGACGGCGGGATCATCTTCGATCGCGCGTGGTTCAAGCACTACGAGGTCTCGCCCGCGCGCTTCGACAAGATCGTGCAGTCATGGGACTGCACCTTCAAGGACACGAAGTCGAGTGACTTCGTCTGCGGTCAGGTGTGGGGGCGCAAGGGCGGAGAGTTCTACCTCCTCGATCAGGTCCACGCGCGCATGAGCTTCACCACGACGTGCGAGGAGATCAAGAAGATGCGGCGAAAGTGGCCACGAGCCACCACGATCCTGATCGAGGACAAGGCGAACGGCTCCGCGGTGATCGACGTCCTCAAGAAGTCGATCCCCGGGATCCTCGCGGTGAACCCGAACGGAGGCAAGGAAGCACGCGCGAACGCCGTGTCCCCCTTCTTCGAGGCGGGGAACGTCTACCACCCGAACCCGGAGAAAGTCTCTTGGGTGGACAAGCACCGGGACGAGCTCGCCCTGTTCCCGGCGTCGAAGAACGACGACACCGTAGACGCCTGCACGCAAGCGCTCACGTACCTCTACGCGCGCGCCAACCGGTACCGCGAGGCGATGGCGAAGGTGCAGAAGATGGCGGCGTTCGCCCGCGCGGCGGGGCGCGGTGTCCTCCGTGTGTTCCTCGCGCCGGCAACGCATGGGGTGGCAGCGTGATCCGCCGCGCCGTGCTCGCCCTCGCGCTCCTCGGGTGCGCTCCGGAGCCCGCGCCGGCGTGTCGGTGCGAGCCCGGGGCGTGGGTGATCGTCAACGTCAACGGAAGAACCTTTTGCGCGGGGTAGCGCGACAGATCGCGGACTATCTTGCACGCGCATACGGGTTGACGTCTCCAGACAAGATCACGCACGTCCGCTTGCGCTAGTCGTCCAACCCGGGGATGACCGGAAGGGCGACGCACCGACACTGGAAATCCTGCCCCGGGTGTCCAGGCTCCGGCGGTGAAGCCCACGCAATCACCTCGCCCTCGAGCTCCGCGTGGCTCTCCCGGACGCGCTCGTCCCGGGACGTGCTCCACACGTAGCTCGTGACGCCGGCGTTCCCCTGTCGGATTTCGTTGATCTGGCCGTTCACTTTCAAGACCTGATCCCGCGCGATCAGCTCCGCCCTCGACTCCGAGACGTTCCCGCGCTCGAGGAGCCGCGCCCGGAGTTCCTCGACGCGGAGCGCCGGGGACGCGGGATCCATGAAGATCTCCCGGACTTGCTTCGCGTACACCCTCCCGGCGTTCTCCACGAGGAGGACGTTTGCCTCGCGCGCGTGTTCGAGGACGGCTCCGAGGCGGAGATCGTTCACGCTCACCCCGAGCGCCTTGAGGGAGCGCTCGTTCAAGCGCTTCACGGCCGCGACCATCCGGAGGAACGCCGCCGAGACGTGCTTCCGCATCGCCGGGATCAGGGCCTGGATCAACATGTCGATCTCGAGGGACGGTCCCGACGCGTCCACATGGTGGGAGAAGTCCGCGAGGTGCGGCTCCGCCCACGCCAAGACCTCCCGGTGAAGTGCGCGGAGGATCCCCCGGAGCTCGCGGACGTAGCGCTCCTCGGCGGACGTCGGAGCCTGCAGGCCCCGGGCGGCGGCGCGGCGTCGTGCGTTGCGTGCGATCATGCGGCTTTCCTTCCGTTCATGCGGTTCGCGTTGCGCCACTCGAGGCGCGCGGCGTTGCGGGACATGCGCCACGGATCGCGCGCGGCGAGGGAGACGCGCTCCCCGACCGTCGCGACCTTGTAGACCTCCGCCGCCGGCGTGACGGCGTCCGCGAGGGAGATCTCCACGAGCTCCCCGACGTCCGCGACCTCAAGGGAGACCACCGCCGGGCGCGCGCCGTCGGACACGGACCGCAGCGGGGGGATCTCCGGCGCGCGCTCCACGAGCTCCGCCGGCGCGAGCTCCACAAGCTCCCCGACCGCCGCGACCTCGAGGGAGACGGACGCCGGGCGAGCTCGGTCCGCGACCGCGAGCCCGCGCTTGCGGAAGGGGGGACGGAGGGGCGCGCCGAGACCGCCGCCGAACAAGGGCGGGGAGTTCGTGGCGCCGGTGTCTTCGCCCACCGCCGCGACCACCCACGAGATCGCCGCCGGCGCGACGGCGTCCGTCTGCGATCGGGACTCGCCCGGCGCCGCCGGCGTCCACGCGATCGTGGTGGGGATCGCCGCGTCCGACGCCGTCCCCGAGAAGGCCTCCCCGGGCGCCGCCACGGCCCACGAGAAGGACGCCGCGCTCGCGCCTTGGGCGATGGTCTCCCTCGGCGCGACGGGCGTCCACGTGACCACGGGGGCGCTCACTCCCTGCCCGAGGGACTCCTTCGGCGCGACGGGCGTCCACGCGATCGACACCGCGCTCGCGCCCTGCCCGAGGCCTTCGCGCGCCGCGGCGGGCGTCCAGGTGACGACGGGCGGCGTGGAGAGCTGGGCGACGGTCTCCCTCGGCGCCGCCGGCGTCCACGTGACGACGGGCGGCGTGGAGAGCTGGGCGATCGAGTCCGCGACCGCGACGGGCGTCCACACGATCGAGACGGGGACCGCCGCGTCCGTGACGGTGCCACCGCCCGCGTCCGGAGCCGTCGGATCTCGGAGTAGCGGATCGGACGCGTTCGGCGCACCGCTTCGGAGAAAGATGTCCGCCACGTCACACCGCCTTGAACTCGAGGGTTACGCCCGCGAGCGCTCCGGCGCCGTTGACCGCTCGCGCCCAATACAGCGTTGCGTTGCTCGAGACGATGAACGAGAAATTACCGGAGCCGTCGGAGACCGTACGACCGACCCAGCGCGGCACGTCCCCCGGTGCGTGCGCCTCGAACAAGTCGACGGTGCAAGACCCGAGCGCCGCGCCCGCGCCGTCACGAGTCACCCCGGAGGCGATGAAGGCGCCCGTGAACGCGGGTCGGGTAAAGCGCGGGCAAGCCTTGGACCGGCCGCACCCGTTAGCAAGGTCCAACCGTAGCCCAAGCCCGCCCCCGCGCGCCGTGCCGATCCCGACAAGCGGCGGGGTGGCGGTTTTGGGTGAGACGCGGGCTCGCGCCCGGGACGTCACCCGATCTCCTCGAGGACGTATTGGTGAAGCTGGATCGAGTTACCCGCGTTCGCGATCGACCATTGAGCTTGCAAGTCCACGGCTTGCGCGGCCGTGGAATCAAACCCGGTACCAACCGCCGGAGCGGAGGCCGGAAAGAGAAGCTCCGATTGCCCACCAGCACCCGCGGCGGGGGACGCGATCACGGACTCAGACTTCCACCCCCCGCCGTGCATCATGGTGGCAGTGGTGCCGTTGCCGATCGATCGACACGTGAGGAGCCAATCGAGCCGCCACGTGACGTTCGTCTTCGCGACGACGTTCAGGGGGAGAGCTCCAGACGTCGCGACCGTGACGGCACCGAATCTGACGTTGAACGTCAGAGTTCCGGGCGTGGTGACGATGTTCGAGACACGACCCATCGCGCGAATGCGGAGCGCCTTGCCAACATACAAGTAGTTCGCCGGCAAGGAGAGGACCGACTGCGCGGGAAGGATCGACGTAGCCGCAGTGGAGTTCGCGAGGGCGGTGCCGTCGATCGGCGCGACAGCGAGCGGAGCGGTCCAGAATTGTGCACCCATGATCAGACTCCCGAGAAGATGCGCCCATTGGCGGGTTGGTTGTCCCAAAGGATCGAGTAGTTGCTCACTCCCGTGAGGTCTCGTCCCGATGCTCCGATGTCGATCCAGGTGATCAACTCGGAGTCCGCGTCCGTCGTCCCGAAGCGGTACACGATCGCGTAGCGGAAGGTCTGCGTAGACGCGAGACCGGTCCAAGCGGGATTGTCCCCTTTGTAGTCCGCACGGTCGTTCGTATTGTCCTGCACCACGGTCCTCGTCGTGATGTCCTTGCGCGCGTAGCCTCCGCCGGAGAGCTCGTTCGCGGACACGTCGGAAACGAAGTTGTGATCGGGATTGGGCGTGTAGGCGCTCGTCACGAGGAGCACGCGATACGTGGCTGATCCGTTGTACCAGCCGTTCGCGCCGTTCGCCGCAACCTTACCTCTATTGTAGACACCGCTAGCCATGATCAGTTTCCTTTGGGAATCGGCACATTGTGGAGTTTCGCGAGGAGGGGGATATCCGCCTCGAGTCCGAGGTCTCGATGGTCCTTGAGGTCCGCGAGGAAGGCCGCATTGCGCTGGGCGAAGGGCGCCTCCGCCGCGTCCGCCTTCGCCGCCGGCGGGGTGGCTTTCGGCACCGCTGCAGGCACGCCACCGCCCGGAGGCATCGCCGCCAAGGGGTCCTTCGGTCCTTCGGCGGCGAGCTCGTATTCCGCCTTGAGCGACTTCTCCAAAGCGGCGGTGTCGATCGTCTCCTCGATCGGGATATCGCCGTAGCGCTCGAGGGCGACTTGCTCCGCGAAGACCACGCCGGAGTCGATCCGGACCTTGTCGGTGTCCGCCTCGAGCTTCTCGATCTCCGCCTTCTCTTTGTCGGTCGGCTCCCAAAGCGGCTTGAAGCACACGTCGATCTTCTTCGCGCCGGCGGTCGCGACCTCGTAGAAGCGCTTGATCGCGGGCTCGAGGATCTTCTCTTGCTTTGACGCAACGGTGGCGTACCAAGCTCGGGTGTCCGCGTCTCCGGTGGCGTTCAAGCCGGCGGGCTCGCGACCGAAGAGGATGCTCACGGGCATGTCCGCCGCCGACGCCAACCGGAGCATGAGCCGATCGAGGAGCTCCGGCACGCCGGAGAGGGGCGTGGAAACGCGCGTGAAGTCCTCGCCCTCGGCGTCCAGCATCACGGCGCGCCCGGCGTGCCGCATCATGTCCACGAGCGCCATGCGGGTTTGGAGCGTGCCCTCCTCGCCGCCGGCGATCATGTCGATCAGGCCTTGCATCTTGAACACGCCTTGGGACGCGTCGGAGATCAAGAAGCCCGCCGCCTCGAAGGCGGTGGCGAATTGCTGCACGATCCGGTAGGGCGCCTGCAGCGTCGAGAAGCTCCACCCGTTGAGGCGCGTCCGTTGCTGCAGGTCGATCAGCTCGTCCCCGTCGAAGCGGATCAGGCGGGATTCGTGGATGATCGCGGAGGGCGCGGCGGAGTTGTCGTTCGGCGCGCGCCCGAAGAGGTCCGGCTGCACGAGGTAGTGGGAGATCTCGCCGTACTTGGGCTCGAGGGGGTTCTGATAGGTCGCCCACGCCGTGAGGCGCCGCCGGTCGATCACGTTGAGGAACTTCACTCCGCGCGACCGCTCCACCACGAGCGGCTCCCATGGCATGCCGCCATCGTCCACGCCGAGGATGACCGCCGCGCCGCCGAAGAGGCGAGCCCACACGAGCGCCTTGAACAGTGCGCCCTCGAGCCTGAGGTCCGTGCCGATCTGTTCGAGCTCCTCCGTCTTCTCCTCGCCCTCGAGATCCCACCCTCGGCGGAACATCTCCTCCGGAAGCTTCGCGACGATCTTGCGCGCGATGTCGTTGTGGTAGAAGGCGGCGGAGAGCTCCGTGTCCGAGAGCGGCATTTCCGCGGCGAAGAAGCCGGCGGCGATCTTGTCGCGGTCCGTGCCGATCCCCATGAGCTCGTTCACGAACCCGTCCACCTTCCGGACGCGCTTCGGGGGGATCACCGGGGCCACCGGGACCGTGGAGCCGAAGAAAGAGGAGACTCGGCTCCAAAGGGACGCGGGCATACCCCTAGTTTAGGGTTGCGCCCCTACACTATTGGTATGAGTGACATGAAAAGCAAAACCCCGAACGGACGTCTCCGCGAGGACGGCGCCCGCGCGATCCTCTCTGATCGCGAAGGAGGCCTCACCTACCAAGAGATCGCGACCAAGCACGGGGTGTCTATCGGCACCGTCTACAACATCGTCAAGGGCCGCACGTGGGCGTGGCTCAAGACCCTCGAGGCACCGGCGGCGCCGTGACGGACACCCTCCCGCCGCTCCCTCCCGAACCGTGGCTCCGCTTCGAGGCGGAGACGGAGAAGGAATTCGAGGCCTTCTGTCAGTACCGGAACCAGCCGATCCCGCGGTCGCTCGCACGCGTCTACGGGACGACCAAGGCGGTTCAGGTGGAGTGGTACCATAAGCACCGGTGGGTCGACCGATGCAAGGCATGGGACCGACACCTCGACTCGATCCGGCTCAAGGAGCAAGAGGAGATCGTCAAGCAAACCGCGCGCGAGATCACAGGGGAACACATGCGGCTCCTCAAGGACCTCCGCGCCGTGGCGGCGATCGAGGCGGAGAAGTTCGCCGCGCAAGCGCTCGCGGGCGAGCTCCCGAGCGTGAAGGTCGGGGAACTCACGAAGCTCGCGGAACTCGTGGTCAAGCTCGATCGCCTCGTCCGCGGGGAGTCGACGGACAAGGTGGAGACCGCCGTGGATCTCTCGCACCTCAGCACGGAGGAACTCCTCGACGCGCAAGCGCTCCTCAAGAAGCTCGGGGGCGCGTGAGTTCCCTCCTCGCCATCGATCCCGGCGTGTCCTCCGGGTGTGCGGTCTTCCGCCACGGCGCCCTCGAGCGCGCGTGGAACGGTGAGCCCGAGTCCGCGCCCGGGGAGGGGTGGTTCGATCGCGTCGTGATCGAGTGCCCCCAGGTCTACCGCGGAGGTCTGCAGAAGGGCGACCCCAACGATCTGATCAAGCTCGCCGTGCGGGTCGGTCGCTACGTGGAGCGCCTCACGCCCCACGCCGGCGCCCTCGAGCTCGTCCTCCCCGCGGTGTGGAAGGGGCAGATCAAGAAACCGATCCACCACGCGCGCATGCGGCGCAAGCTCTCCGCTGCGGAGCTCGTGACGCTCGATCGCGTCCTCGAAGCCCTCACCACGATCAAGGCGCGGGAGGACGTCTCCGACGCCGTAGCGCTGGGCTTGTGGAAGCTTGGACGCCTCCCCAAGTCCGGGCAAATGTGACCTAGAGTGGTTGGACTCCGCTCCGAGAAACTAGAGTCCAACCCCCAAAGTGGTCGATCAGAGCACGACCCCGGACACGCCGATGCGGTGTGACGTTGAGATCGTCTTGTCCGCGGAGTTCGTGACCATGAGCATGCCGCCGCCGGCGCGCACGCCGAGACGGTTCGCGGTGCCGGAGAGCGCCGCCACACGCCGCCACGTCACGCCGAGATCGACCGAGTAGGCGGCGAGCCCGGAGCCTTCGAAGGCGGTCAAGAGGGAGCCAAGTGCCTGCACCTCGAGGAAGATCGGCGCCGCCGCGCCCGAGCGGTACCAGACAGAGGTCCACGAGGCGCCGGAGTTCGAGCTCGAGAAGACCTCCGTGGAGTTCGTGCCGGAGCTCGAGGAGATCACGAGGTACCACGCACCCGTCGCGGCGTCGTACGTCGGGCGCGACATGTCGATCCCTCCGTAGCCGGCGACGAGCGCTTGACTCGAAACTTGGATGTTCGCGCTCCACGTCACGCCGCCGTCCGAGCTCGTGATCACGTTGATCTTCTGCGCGCCGGCGTCGGGGAACGCCGCCACGAGGACGCCGCCACCCTGCCCGACCACGGGGGCGTTGGTCCCGGTGTACCCGGTCCACGCCGCGGGGATCGTGCGCGCGGTCCACGCCGTTCCGGCGATCGGGGAGTTGCGACCGTCGATCCGCATGCCCGTGATACCGACACGGTAGACGGCGACGAGCTTCGCGGCCGTCGGCTCGTACTCCAATTGGCAAGCCCCGGTGGTCGGGTTCGCGCCGAGGGCGTTTGCCGTGGTGGTCCAAGTCCAAGTGCCGTACGCGGTGCGCGCCCCCTCGTGCATGTTGCGGGAGGCGCTCGCCATGATCGCGATGTTGCCGGCGCCGTCGAAGATCGCGTCCTCGAGCGCGAGCGCGGTCGCCATCGAACCAGTGAGCGACGTCCACGACTGGCCGCGCGACCGCGACGCCTCGACGAAATTGATTCCGCCGTTGCCGACGCCGATCCAGATCTGATCCGTGTCGGAGAAGGCGAGCCGCTTGAGCCCGTTCGTAGTCGTGCCGACCGCGGAGACGTTCAGCGCGGGCATTTGCCCCGCCATCAAGAGGACGCCCTGCACGCCGTCCACGAGGTCCCCGAGGAGGTAGTTTTGCACGCGTGCGCCCGCACCGGTGCCGGGAATGATCTCCGTGGCGACGGGCGCGAGGCGCTTCGGGAGTCCGCCCCATGCGGGACCGGCGGCGTAGTTGCCCACCGCCCAAGTCGAGATTGCCGGTGCTTTCGGTCTCATGTTCCACCCGCTCCAAGATCGATTCGATAGTTTGTTGTCGGTGCCGTATCGTCGGACCAAACCTGATCCGCCGCCGGCGTGTCTCCGTCATTCACCCAGCGCATGCCCGCTGAGGCGCTGTCCGTGTAGGACAGGATCCCCGCCGTCCCCGCCGCCTTCGTGAGCCCGAGGAGACGCGCGATCTGAAGGCCTCCGGGGAGGTTGTTGATCACGACCTCCCACCCCGCGGGGTAGCTCTCCGTGTAGGCGGGCGTCGAGTTCACCGCGGCGAGCGTCGCGACCGCGATCACGTCCTCCGCCTTGCCCTGCGATCGGTTGACGCGGATCCGAATGCGGATCGCCGCACGGTAGTCGGTGTCCGAGCGCGCGTCCCTCGACTCCCCGACGATCGCCCCGAGCTGATCGAGCCCGTCGCCGGAGGCGTTGTCCAGGATACGGAGATTGATCACGTCCCAAGCGACCGCCTCGAGCGCTTGGATCGGCGCGAGGAGAACGGAGAGGAGCTTTTGGACGTTGTTCAGGGCCATGGGATCACGAGGTGCCGACGAGGATCCATCGGCTATTGGTCGAGTCGTAGATGAAGCTCGCGCTCGACGTGCGCGCGGCAAGGACGACGTCGGCGCCCGTGAGCGTGGTGATGCGGTTCGCGGCCGTGCTTGACGCGTTCTCGTTCGCGATCGTCATGGCAAAGGCCGTCGTGTTGAAGATCGTGAGGCGCGTTCCGTCGATGACTGCGGAGTTGCCGTCGAGGGGGGCGACGAAGCCCGTCACTCCAAAGGCTGCTGACGGTCCCGTGATGCGCGCGAAAGATCCCGTGCTCGCGAGGTTGTGATTCGTCGTTCCGTTCGCCAGGGTGAGACCGTAGGACTTCGTAGCGAGGCGTTTGGAGCACGTGAAGTCCGCCGGCGAGGTGTTCACGCCTCCAAGACCGTCGAGCTTGAACGCGAGCGTGGAGCCCGCGTGGTAGAAGCCCATGATCCCGAATCCGAGGGAGTGGGGCGTGGAGAGATTCAGTGCGCTACCGTCGGACCACGCAACCGGGTTCGTAGTGCTCGCCGCGGTCCCGGGCGGTAGAAGGTGGAGCGACGCGTACGACGTCGGGAACGACGGAAGAGGTCCGACGATCGCCTTGTAGTTGCTGCCGTCGCCGCCTGCCTGGAAAGAACTCTTCGCCCCATCGACGAAAGCCTTTTGCGTGCCGGAGAACTTGAAGCCGATCGTCTTCGACGCGCCCGCGTACATGTCCGCGTCGACGTCGAAGCTCGTCCCGTCCAGCTTGAGATTGTTCGGATCGAAACGGATCGTCCCGCCCGTGGCGGTCGTCATCGTGTTCGTGTTCGCCATAGGCCAAGTACACCCGTCGAAACGCACGTCGGCGTCCGTCGCGGTGCAACTGGTCACGTCGACGGTACAAGACTGGAGACGGACAAGGGAGCGCTTCCCAGATCCCGTGTTTCCGTTGATGACGATGACGCCGTAGTAGAAGTGACAGGCGCGGAAGTTCAGCCCGTTGACAAGCGGCTCCACGTGCAGCGCTTCCGTGATCGCGTGATTGAAGTCACACCCGGTGATCGTGCCGTGTCCGTCGTTCCCGTTCGTATTGTTCCAATAGCCGTTGTAGGTGTTGTTGTTGAACACACACCCGACCATCGAGACGTTGCCGGCGTCGACGTAGACGCCATACGTCCCGCCGTAGCCCTTGCAGTTTGCAAGTTGCGTGTAGTTCATCCCGTCGATGTAGAAGCCCGCGCCGTTGACCGGCACGTAGACGTCGACGTCGGAGATCAGCGGACCGTTTTGCGCGATCGAGCCTGACGAGAAGTAGACGCCGTGCTTTCCCGGAGTGTCGATCCACACGCGGGAGATCACGGCGCGCGAGTACCCGTGGCCGTTGATTCCGTGGTTATTCACGCCCGCTCCAAACGTGCCCACGAGACGGCAATTCAAAACGGAGAAGCCCTCCCCTCCGGCGTCGACGATCGCCTTATTCGCGAGGCACTTCAGAACGGAGTCGTATCCGTGACCGACGATCGCGCATCCGGCGGGGAGCGTTCCGGAATATCCCGTGACGAGATAGGTCCGATTCGATCCGAGGAGGATCGTGTGCGCGCTCGAGCCGATCACGGACGCCGCCAAAAGATAGGCCAGCGCTGCCGTGTAAGCTGCGGAGTCGTCCGTCACCCCGTTCCCGACGGCGCCGAATTGCTCGAGGGTGATGAGTCCGGGGGCACGGAGGACGGACGGGGAAACACGCTTCGTCGCACCTCCGGCCACGATCGGAATGCTGTCAGACTCCGAAACGGTGAACGTCGACGGTAGGGCGGAGATCTTGATCGTCAATTCATTCCACGGCGAGCGAGACGCCGTCCTCCGAGACGAGTGCGTTGGTTTCATCGGACTCGAGGCAGAGAACACGTTCCGGCGCCGGGCGCTTGAACATGTCCGTGAGCCGCGCGAGTCCGTCCGACACGTGCGTGGAAACGACCGAAGGCACCGGGGGCATACCCCAAGTGTAGCGCTAGCAATTACCTACTATCATATGCCTGTTAGCTACACTGGATCCATGGCTCACGCGAAGCGACGCACCCGCCGCGCCCCGGACAACCGTTCGATCGTCCGCCGAGTGCGCGCCGTGGAAGTGCTGCAGAAGGAGCAAGGCGCCGTGCAGAAGGAGCAAGGGGAGACGTTGCAAACTCTCCTCGAGAGCGACAATCGACGGACCCAGCGGGAGGAGCTCGTGGTCCTGTTCATCACGAAGGTGATCCCCGGCGCGATTGCGACCGCCGTTGCCGCCGTGACAGGTATCGTTTGGCTGATCACGCATACCAAGTAATTCGTATTTCCAACTACACTAAGGACATGCGCTCCGTAACCCTTCCGCAAGTCCTCCTCGTCCTCGGGCTCCTCGCCGGGGTCATCCTCGCCAGTCGTTTCGCGCCGGGCGTCGCCACCGACGTGATCGCCCTCGTCTCGATCGCGATTGCCTACGTCGTCCCCTCGCCGCTCAAGTCCGCGCCGAAGGATCCCCCGGACGCCGGCCCGCTCGCCCTCGTCTTCCTCGCCGTCGTGATCGGTGCCTCGGTCGTGATCTCCGGGTGTGACGCCTTTACGGGCAAGTACGCCGGTCAGGACAAGCTTGAGGACGAAGTGGCACGCCACTCCGATCAGATCGAGACGTGCAAGCAGAAGGCGCGCCTCGCGCGCGCGGACGAGGATGCGAGCCCGGACGATGCGCTCGCGGTCTTCGACCGTTGCATGGCCGGCGTCGACGGAGGTGTGAAGTGAGCGCCCCGAACTTCCTCAGCTCGATCGAGAGCGCCTTCTCCGGTGTCGCGGCGAACATGCCGATCGTCCAAGCGGTCTTCCGCGCCATCGCCTCCGGCGTGGACCCGCAAGATATCCTCGAGGGCGTCGAGGCGACCATGACCAGCGCCGCCCGCCGGCAACTCGCCGCGGAGCTCGGAGCCGACGCGCACGCCGACAAGTACGCCCGCCTACGCGCGGACGCCGACGCCGCCAAGGAGCGCGCGAAGGAACTCGAGAAGATCCTCACCGACTCCGAAACCCGCCGCGTCAACCTCGAGGACGCCGTCCAGCGTGCGGACGCCATGCTCGCGGAGAAGGACCGCACGATCGAGGCCCTGACCGCCGCCCTCAACGCGCCGCCGGTCCCCGCCGTCTCCCCGACGGAGCCCGCGCCCGCCGAGGATGCGCCGCCGCCCGCCGCCGAACCCGCGCCCTGACCGAGCGCCATGAAGCGCTGGCACCTCTACGATCTGATCCGCCTCGCGCTCCGCGCCGGGTTCCGTCCGGAGGACTACATCCTCGCCGCGACGTGCTCCGGTGCGTTCGCCGGGCTTCCCGCGAGCCATGGCTCCCTCCGCGCACTCGGGCTGAACCCCCTGCACGATGACGAGGGGGCGATCCTCCGACGAGACGCCGCCTACCTCGTGGCGTGGGCGGAGCGCGCCGGCGTGGAGACGTGGACCCCGGGGGCGATGCTGATCGCCGCCCTCGTCCCCGCGCGCCTCCCGTGGCGCGACGATCCCGCCGCCGTCCTCGTCTCCCGGGAGCGCTGGCCCGAAGGGTACACGCGTCTCCGCGAGATGGATCGGGAGGGCGCCGGAGTGATCACGGTCGCGGACGCGGACGCCTACGCACGCCGCCCGACGATCGAGGGGCGAGCTCTCCGGGACGAACTCCACGCCGCGCGCCTCCACAAGCTCGGGGGCGTCGAGGTGGCACGCTTCCAAGCGGAGCGCGGGCTCGAGGTGACGGGCCGCTTCGACGCCGCCACGGACCGCGCCCTCGTGTCATAGCCAGCCAAAACCCTCACCGGCGGGCGGTTTTGGCTACCGGTCTCCCTCGCGGCACAAGCCACACGCCGGGGAGGGTCGAAGGTCGCACGCGTAGCGTTGCGTCTTGCACCCCTCCGTGAGGGTCCACCACTCCCGGCCGCTCTCGTCGGTCTCGCACGCGTAGACCGCGGGCGCCTTCGGACACGCCGCGCCGCTATCCGCCAGGGGAATGATCGCCCGATATTCGTCCGGCTGATGCGTCTCCGTCGAGGTGTCATCCGTCGCGTCCACGGCGCCGCCGCAAGCGGCGAGCACGAAACTGAACCCCATGGCGATGATCGTGCGCGTCATGATCCCGTTCCCTCCGTCGGGACATCTCCCGATCTACCTACATCTCGTAACACCGATTCGGCCAGAGTCACCCCGGCGGCGAGCGCTTCCGCGCCCTTTCCCGCCGCGG